TAGCCCCAGTCGTGCGCGGGACCAGCGAGATTTTTCGAGTCGAGTAAGTCAGCGGGCGTGGTGCCTTGACTCTCGTAATCGGGCCCCGCTTCCATGAGTAACACGCTCGTGCTTGGGCTTTCCGAGATCCGTGCCGCAATGATGGCTCCGGATGAACCTGCGCCGACAACGATGTGGTTTCCCATGGTTTGCTCCGCTCAGCCATCCCAGCGCAACTTTTAGCACAGTACCAACGAAAACTGACGTCACCGTCACCAGTATGTCTCTTGCCGAATAATATATTGCAAACTCGAAACAAAGAAATAACGTTGTCGCTGCACGTGCCCTCCGGGATGTGAAACACATGGCTGGACGCATCGACGGCCGTCTGAAGGAGCTCGGCATAACCCTCCCAAAAATTCAGATGCCGTGGGCTAACTACGTTTCTGTCGTGGTAAGTGGCTCTCTCGTCTACCTCTCCGGCCAATTGCCAGCGCTCGATCGTCTGCTCATTAAGGGCAAGCTTGGTGCCGAGTTGACAGTGGAAGACGGGCGCAAGGCCGCCCGGCTGTGCGCTCTGAATATGCTCCCTCATCTCCGTGAGGCCTGCGGCGGCGATCTTGATCGCGTCGTTCGCTGTGTTGAGATTGGCGGCTTTGTGAACTCAACGCCAGAGTTTACCGAACACCCACTCGTCCTCAATGGAGCTTCAGAGTTTCTGGTCGACATCTTTGGTGAAGCCGGCCGTCACACACGTTTTGCGGTGGGCGTCGCCTCTTTGCCCTTCAACTTCGCGGTTGAAGTCAAAGGGATCTTCGAGATCCGTTAAAGCCACTCAGTCGCACAATACGTGATCGAATGAGTAGGCGCTGATGTCTGCTTATGGCACAAAGCGGACATCGCAACCATGCTCAAGCATGTCCGCTTTCGGGGGTAAAGCGGACATCGCGCGACGGCCGAGTTAGGTCCGAACATGCGCTGCCGGTGACCCACAGCAGGGTGGCGAACGCTCATCGCTGCGTCTTCGATGCCTGTGAAATTTCTTCGGCGTAGAGCCGATATGCGGTTTCAATATCGAGGACCGACTCCGCCTCGTTGCCTACGGCCCTCGGAGTCTCCGGCGCGGCAACTTCTTTTCCGCCACGCCGCCACGCCGTTGTAAACTCATGCTCATAGGCGCTTTCGCGTCACTGACGTCCCGCTGTCGGATCAGCTGCAGCGTGCCTGCTACGCGCTCCGGGTTTACGGCTTTCCAATCTCCCGCTGAAAAGCCTTCCACAATACAAAATCAGCGCGAGCGAGTTCATCGAATTTCAGATGTTTCTCACGACAGTACGAAGTGAATTCGTCGGGGTCTATGACGACCCGTTCGGCTTTAAGGCCTTTGGCTTTCAAATCGCCTTCCTGACGTTCAGCAATGGTCACCCACTCATCGTATATCGGTGGTAGATCAGCAGCGACCACCGCATCCTCCATAATGCTCAGAATGCGCGGATAGTCCTCCCGCCGATACCACGGCTGAGCTTCGATCTTTGTTGTTTTTGGCATGATCTAGGCCAATAACTGCGAAATCGACGGCGGCCTGATCATCGCCCGCGGCGTGCGCAGCCTTCCGATCCGGTGATCGAAATTGATGGGCACCGCCGACCTCGCGGCGGTCACATAAACCAAACAATGCAATCGTTCGGCTTTCGACCGCCCAGTGACGCGCTCAAACCGGCGCGCACCGGCTGGCCGCGCCGGTATCTGATAAAGCGCGGCGCTGTCGATCATTTCCGCCCGTAACCGGCGAGCAAACTAGCAAGCGTCGATTTCTTAGCATCTGGCTGGGTGATGGTGACGCCAGGCGGCCGATGCGGCGGCACGACTTTGGCGCTCGGCTGAGTCTGCTCTAAGGGCTCGCCACTTTCAAATTCATCGCGCAATTTTTGCCAGCCTTCATCGGAGATCCAATGCGTCCCGTACTTCAGGCTGGCTGCGATCGCGTAGACCGTGGCGTCCAGGATCTCATTGGCCTGCCGGTCCGGCTTGGTCCACTTCCATACCGTCATCCCCAGCCGTTTGACCGGCACTCGCGATTCGCTAACGAGTTCCTGAAAAAACCGGTCCTCGCAATTGTTGGGAAACGCGACATAGGCCGATGCACTCGGATCATCCTTTTCCAGATCGCGGTAGAGCTGCAGCTTGAACACGTTGACGCCGATGTTGAAGAAATTGCGCGCGTAGCGCAGCAGGGTGCCGCGCTTCTCGTTTCGCTCGCGCTGCACCTTGGCGATCCGCGCCGTGGAATCGCCGGCCACGCCGCGCACGGCGAAGACCCGCGAGTGCTTGCGGCAGAATTGCAGAACATTGTCGGTCTCAAAGCCAGCGTCGATGGCGGCGAGCGAGATCTTCATCGTCTGGCGGCGATAATTGAACCAGGTTCGCGTCAGCAACAGCTCGAGATTGCGCTGGCAATCAGCCTCACCGATCGGCTTGCCGATGGTGCCGTAGTCGACGACGAACTTGCGATGATCGAGGCCGATCCCAAGCAGCACCCACTCGAGGCGATCGACCTGGCAATCGATTCCCAAGAACAACAGCAGCGCGCCCTTCGGCACGGTGCCGCGCTGGTAGTCGGATTGGCGCGCCCGCGCCGCGAGCTCCTCCCAGGGACGGCCACTGCCTTTCTCCTCCCACGGCTCGCCGAGCGTCACATTGGTGAAAGTGCGCAGCAGGATCGGATCTTTGTGCGCGGCGAGAAACTCGCTGATAATGTTCGACCATGAGGCGTTCGGAAAAAGCGAATACGCTGCCCACAGATGGAATCCGGCAATGCCGGTGAACGGCTTCTCGGCGATCCATTTGCCGGCGGCGATCATCGCCAGCTTGTGATGCTCCTCGATGACGCAGCCGTTCTTCTCGCAGACGAAGTGCGCAGTCTGCGGCAAGTGCTTGCCGTCGTCGGTCTTGTCCCAGCGCAGATTTTCCCAGCGCAGGATCTGAAAGTGGCCGCAGCTCGGACACGCCACATGAAAGTGCCGCTGGTCGCTTTCTGCGAACGCCTTCTCGATGCGCGATTGATATTTCAGCGTCGGCGTTGAGCCGAGCACGATGCGACGGTTCCAGTACGTTTCCGTCCGCTTGATGCCGAGCGAGACCTGATCGCCCTCGAAGCCGGCCTCGAGGGGAAAGCCGTCAACCTCGTCAAACAGAACGACGCGCGCGCTGATGCGACGGAAGCCCGCCGGCGAATTCGCGCCAACGAAGGCGACGGAGGCACCGTTGCGGAAGATGCGCTTGAGAATGCGCTGATTGGCATCACGCGTTTTGATGTCGCCGGTGATCTCGGCCAGCACCGGGGTGTCGGTCAGCATCGGCAGTATCTCGGAGCGGCTGAAGTCCTCGCAGTCCTCGATGCGCGGCAGCACCATCAAGATCGGCGACGGGTCCTGGTGGATGAAGTAGCCGACGGCGTGGTCGAGGCAGCGCGTATAGCCGATGCGCGCGCTCTTCATCACGACCACCTGGCACACCTGCGGGTTGGTGATGGCGTCGAGCCAGCCCTTCTGATAGGCGAACGCCTCGAACTTGCCAGGCAAGGCGTTGGTGCCGGCCGGCAGCCGCGCATGCTGGGCGGCCCACTCCGACAGCGTCAGCAACGGCGGCGGTTTCAGCGCCTCACAGCGGGTATTGCGCAGCTCCTCACGCAGCCCAGTCATCACGCTTGTCCGCGGTCAGCCCCTCGAGCACCGCCCGAATCTCGGCGTCGAGGATGCCGCCGGTAGCCTCCGGTGTCCTCGCCGCGGCAAGCCGGTGCGCGAGTTTGGCCGGCATGGCCAACAACGAGCTGCGCACCACGGCGTAATCGGCGGCGACCGCCTTACACACATCGGCGATCGGAACCACGGCACCCGCCGCAGTGTCAGCCTCGATCTGGCGCAGGCGCGCTTGGGCAATCTCCTTCTGGCGGATGGCCTCAGCGGTCGACCACGACGACGGATCCTCCGCCGACAAATCCACGGCAGCATTACTAGCTTGACCGTCCTTGCGGCCCTTGACGGCGCCACCGCGGTATCGCTCCGGGCGCGCGTTCAGCAATTCCTCAGTAGCGGCCACGTCGACCAAGCCGCGCTCGTTGAGCCGCAATAGGCCGCGCGATTTCCATTTCGTAACGCAAGCCTTGGACACATCGCGCCGCTTGGCGAAATCAGCAAGGGTTTCAAATTTGCTCATCTTCGTGCCACCGGCGATATTTCAGCCGCCAATTCGCAAGCGCCTGATCGTACGGCGCCCATGCTGCCGCTGTGATCCGATCATGGCCGCCGTGCTGGCGGACAAGCTCTTGGAGATCCGACGGCGGGTTGGCTTTCAGCCATTCGGCAGACATCGTCAAACTCATTTGGTTACCGGTTTACGGGTTTTGATCGCATGTGCCTGGACCTGCATCGGGGTGGCGCGTCACTCGATGGCAAAGCAGCGCTGTCGAAGGACCCAATTCGATGAGTAGCTCGATCTCGACGCCGCCTTGTAGTTGCTCGGTTGCCAAACCGATCGATTAGTTGCAAATGTAACAAATAAAGCGCGGCCAGCCAAAGGCTTGTCCGATGGAGAAGAACACCGCCAACTATTTCGCCAAGAGCGAGCCCGCCATCCTCGACCAGGACTACACGCGCAACGACCTCATCGACGCCCTCCAGCAGCTGCGGTTCGAGAACGACCTTTGCCTGCGCAGCATCACGATCGACAGCAGCGTGCGCGACTTCTTGGTGGCAGCACTACGTCGCAGGTAAGGCCATGTTCGCCTTGTCCGATGACCAGCTGCAGACGGTGATGATCGCCGCCGGCCCGCTGCCGCCAGAGAAGCGCGGCTTGTTTCTCGAGCGCGTGGCGGCACGGTTGCGGCTCGGCGGACCCCGCTTTACCGACCATGACCTCGACCAGGCGATACGGCTAGCGCTGAAGGGGCTGATCCGAGAGTCGGCGGCCTGATTCAAAGACGACGCAAGACGACGCAGAACGAAGGGGGGCTTTTTGCGTAAATGCGTACCCGTTTTTCGACGCGAAGAAGGGTGCGAGAGGTTTTCGAAGACGATAAAATCGAGGAGTAAAAATAGCTAAGATATTGATATAATTATATTATTTATTTAATTGTTAAATACACGACCAAAGGTGTGCAGCACCTCGCTTTTGCTGTTTTACGCTTACGCATTTACACAAAAAGCCCCCCTGCATACGCAAAAAGCCCCCCGGCTTAATTAGCGCGTTTTCTCGGTCGCGTACCACGCTTCAACCGGGCGGCCGCCTGTCAGTTTAGTGCCGCGCCGCGCCTTGCCGGCGCTGCTGAGGGTCAGCAGTGCGGTTTCGATCTTCACTGTGCGCACGTTCCGCCCAAACAAGTTGTAAATTTCAGTGCGGCTCTTGCCCGCCGCGCCGACCTCGCGCAGTTCGCGCAGGATCGCGTCGGCGATCGGGTCGCCGGTCATGTCGCCGAAGATGAAGCGCGCCGAGGCGTCGCAGTAGTCCCACAGCGCCAGCGCTGCCTTGAGATGCCGACAGCGGATGAGGGACGATCCATCGAGCAGGGCGTAGAGCATCGCCAGCCGCACTGTCTGCGGCTCGGCGCGGGCGGTGATTGCTCCGAATAGACCGGGTCGGTCCACCGACAGCTTGGTCGTGTAAGCCTCGTCCCACATCAGGCCGCCACGTTCGGTCCACTGCATGCACTCGATGCGACGCGATGCGGCGACGGCTTCGGCCGTCTTTGGAACGACAGCGCTGGTATCGGCCTCGCCGTTGCCGCGAGG